ACGAGACTGTAGCTTTAGCGTTTTCAATCACTGAAGAAGCGATTGAAGATAACTTGTATGACAGACTTGCTAGTAGATATACTAAAGCACTTGCTAGATCTATGGCGAACACAAAACAAGTTAAAGCGGTTAATCCGTTGATTAATGGTTTTGGAACATTCACTTCAGGTGATGGTACTGCATTATTTGCAACTACTCACCCAACAATTAGTGGAACTGTATCAAACACATTAGCAACGCCTGCCGACTTGAACGAAACTTCATTAGAGCAATCATTAATCGATATTGCTGCAATGACAGACGAAAGAGGTCTTAAAATTGCTGCAAGAGGTGTTAAAATGATTATCCCTTCTGAACTTCAGTTCACTGCTGAAAGACTTATGAAGTCTCAAGGTAGAGTTGGTACTGCTGATAATGACATCAATGCAATCGTTTCTATGGGAATGGTTCCTCAAGGTTACAGAGTGAACAATTTCTTAACTGATCCAGATGCATTCTACATTATCACTGACGTGCCTAACGGTATGAAGATGTTTGATAGATCACCTATCAAAACTGCAATGGAAGGCGACTTCGATACTGGTAACGTAAGATACAAAGCTAGAGAAAGATACTCATTTGGTGTATCTGACTTTAGAGGTATTTTTGCATCACCAGGTGCATAATAATTAATAAATTTGAGGCGGGACACAATCCCGCCTCATTTGAAATATAGAAAGAAAAAACCATGAATAAATACTTAGTTAAAATTTTTACAAAACATCTTCAAACAAAGTTTGAAATCGAAAGCGATAAAGAAATAAATAATGCAGACGAGCTAAATAAACCCATTATTGACTTTCTAGGAAAATCTGATATAAAATGGGAAAAAAATGATCTTCAGTTTACAAGCACTGGAAATGATTTTTACATAACCTATGAGGAGGTTACAAATGGCTCAGGACAACATGGTATTGTTCGCAAAGAAACTGAAACTCGAGTCTAGATGGAACGAGTTGTTTCTTGAAAACAAAGGACAAATAACACCAGAAATGTCTGTTCTAGGTGATGAGATCAAAAGAGTAATTAGATCAATCATCAGAGAACAAGAAGCACAGGTTCATAATAATCCTAGAGATGGTGAAATTCACCTTTTCGCTGGTTAATTAGAACTTAGACATTATTGAAAACGTCAATCATTCCTAGGGATCTCTTGCACTCTATACAAATCTAGTATATAAATTAATTACTATACAATTTAATTAGAACATAGACGCGTATAGTCGACGGCCTAGAGACTATGTTCGGAAACTAGGAGGATATAATTATGGCAAATACTACATTTTCAGGACCGGTACGATCGGAAAACGGTTTTGAACAAATAACAAAAAACGCAACTACAGGTGCAATCACAGTTGGTGCTACTTATGGAGCAACCATCACTGGTGGTGTTCAAGAACTATCAGGTGCTGGAGCTGCTGACCTTACTAACTTAGTAACAGAACTTACTACAGGAGCAGGTGCTGCAGCAGTAACTTTAGCTGACGGAACTACTTCAGGACAAGTTAAAATCATTAGCATGATTGTTGATGGTGGTGGAACTGCAACAGTTACTCCAGCTACTTTTGCTAGTGGAACAACAATTGCTTTTGATGCAGTAGCTGAATCAGTTACTCTAGTTTGGAATAGTGCAATTGGTTGGGTTGCAACTTCAGTTCAAGGTGCAACAATAGCGTAATAAATAATTAGTGTGGGGCTTTGGCCCCACATAAAATTTTAACGGAGAAACAAAATATGAAATCAGATGTAAAAGCGGTAAGAGTTACAGGAACAGGTTCTGTATTTGCAGGAAGAACAAGATTAAGAGGAATTATTCTTTCTAACAGTACAGCAAGTGCTGGATCAATAACTTTACAAGATGGAAATTCAGTTACACAATTTATAGGTGATGCACCAGCAGGTGATGTGTTTGCATTTAATATTCCAGAAGATGGAATTTTATTTGTTGATGGCATGACAGTTTCTGCATTCGCAAGTTTAACTGCTGCGACTATATTATTAGACAAGTAGGAGGCTAAATGGCTAACACTACTTCTGGAACAGTTATATTTGATAAGAATTTTTCTATAGATGAAATTATAGAAGATGCTTATGAAAGAATAGGTATGCAAGGCGTATCTGGTAATCAGTTACGTACTGCAAGACGTTCTTTGAATATTATGTTTCAAGAATGGGCAAACAGAGGTTTGCATTATTGGGAAGTTGCAAATAATTCAATTACATTAGTTGATGGTCAAGCAGAATATACTATGTACAGATCAACAAGTGATGGTACTTCTGATGCTACAGCTGTATATGGTGTAGATGATGTATTAGAAGCATCTTACAGAAATGCATCTAATGTTGATACACCTTTAACAAAAATTAACAGATCAACGTATCAAGCTTTATCAAATAAAACTTCTGAAGGTCAACCAACACAATATTTTGTACAAAGATTTATAGATAAAGTAACAGTTACTTTATATCTAACACCTGGTTCATCTGAAGCTGGAAACTTTATCAATTATTACTATGTAAAAAGAATTCAAGATGTTGGAAACTATACAAATGCAACTGATGTACCTTATAGATTTGTGCCTTGTATGGTTTCAGGATTAGCTTTTTATCTATCACAAAAATTTAATCCTCAATTAGTACAACAAATGAAAATGCTTTATGAAGATGAATTAAATAGAGCATTACAAGAAGATGGTTCTTCATCAAGTTCTTTCATAACACCAAAAACTTATTATCCAAATGTCTAAATTATCTAGTGGAAAATACGCAAAAGCAATATCAGATAGATCAGGTATGGAATTTCCATATAATGAAATGGTTAAAGAATGGAATGGTTCCCTGGTGCATGTATCCGAATTCGAGGCTAAACAACCACAATTAGAACCAACACGATATACAGGTGATCCTCAAGGATTATTTAATGCAAGACCAGCAAGAGTTGAACCTGAAACAGAAAGTTTACTTCCCGGTAATCCATTTAGTTTAACTTCAGGATCTGCAGTGGTCACGGTTACGGAACCAGGACATGGAAGAAGTACATCAGACACTGTAGTTTTTAGAAATGTAGATGGTTCACCCGGAGGATTAGCATATACAGTGTTTGAAAATGGTTCAGGATTTGCTATAACAGTTATTAATACTAATAGTTATAGTTTTAACTGTGGAAGCAATGCAACTATAACAGAAAATGCAGGAGGAATGACGGCTACAGCAGGACCCGTTACATTGACACCATAATGGCAGGATTTACATACACAACATTAACACAAGCAATTCAAGATTACACTGAAGTAGATAGTAATGTTTTAACTTCTACAATAACTGATCAAATTATTGAAAATTCAGAATTAAGAATTTTAAGAGATGTGCCTATTGATGCGTATAAAAAACAATCAGTTGGTAATTTAGTTACTGGTCAAACAACAATAAATGTACCTGCTAAAACTTTGTTTGTAAAAGGTGTACAAGTTTATAATTCAACTTCTGTATCAACAGGGACTAATTCTTGGTTAGAAAAGAAAGACGAATCTTATTTACAAGAATATAATCCTGCAGAAACATCAACTGGTGTACCAAAATACTATGCTATGTTTGGTGGAGCAACTGGGGTAACTGATACGACTTCAGGAAGACTATTTTTAGCTCCTGCTCCAGACGATACATATGTATTTAAAATTCATTATGAAGCTATTCCAGATGGATTATCTGGTTCTAATGCTACAACTTATATTAGCCAATACTTTGGAAATGGGTTATTATATGCATGTTTAGCAGAAGCATATGGATATTTAAAAGGTCCAATTGATATGTTGACACTCTACGAAAATAAGTATAAACAGGAAGTTGAGAAGTTTGGTGCAGAGCAACTTGGTAGACGTAAACGGGACGACTACACAGACGGCACAGTCCGTATTCCAGTTCCTTCACCATCACCGTAATAGGAGAAAAAAATTATGGCAATAACATCAGCAGTTTGTTCAAGTTTTAAACAAGAACTTTTACAAGGTAAACACGATTTTGATTCATCAGGTGGAGACACTTTTAAAATTGCATTGTACACAAGCTCTGCAACTTTAGGTGCAGCAACAACTGACTATTCAGCAACAAATGAAATTACAAATGATGCAGGATCTGCTTACGTTGCAGGTGGTGCTACATTAACTAATGCTGGAGTATCATTATCTTCAACAACTGCATTTACAGACTTCGATGATGTTTCTTATTCATCAGCTTCTTTCACTGCAAACGGTGCTTTAATTTACAACACAACAACAGATGGTGGTACAGGCACTACTGAAGCAGTTTGTGTAATAGCATTCGGTGGTGACAAGACTGCAACTAACGGAACTTTCACAATTCAATTTCCAGCAGCAGACGCAAGTAACGCAATCCTAAGATTAGCATAGGAGTAACCCATGTCGGGATGGGGTCGATTTACCTGGGGTCAAGCCTACTGGGGTGAAGACGAAACTCTTGCTACAGGTTGGGGTGCAAAATCCTGGGGCGCTGGTGAGTGGGGAAATCTTGCAGACGAAACTGTTACATTAACAGGTCAATCAATATCTTCAAACGTTGGATCAGTAACTGTTACAGGTACTGGTGTTGTCGATTTAATTGGTAATCAATTTGTATCTAATGTTGGATCACCAACAATTACTGCTAATGCAGATGTTTTACCTTCAGGTGTTTCGTTTACAGGAAATGTTGGATCACTTACAACTGAAATAGGAGTAAGTGTTGAACTATCAGGTCAAGAAATTGCAAGTGCATTAGGTGTCATTACACCTGCAGATCAAGTTATGGGTCTGACAGGTCAAGAATTTACAGTTGAACAAGGTACAGCTGTAGCACCAAATGAAGACGTATCATTAACAGGTCAAGAAGTTACATCAGCATTAGGCACACCTACAATAGATGTTGTAACAGTTGTAGAACCAACTGGTTTAGAAATAACTTCTGAACAAGGAACAGCTATTGCACCAAATAATGCTGTAACATTACAAGGTCAAGAATCAGAGTTTACTTTAGGTCAACTTGTTGGACTAGGTTCATCAGTCGTTAATTTAGAAGGTCAATCTGTTACATCTACAGTTGGAAGTATTGATCCAGCAGATCAAGTAATGGGTCTAACAGGAGTTTCTTTCAGCTCTAATGTAGGATCAGTAAGTATTGACGATCAAGTTGTTGGATTACAAGGGTTTGAAATAACAGCCTCTGTAGGTGCTCCATTTATTATCCATTATCAAGATGTTGACACCGGTTCAAATACGGCTTATAGTGGAATTTCAACTGGTTCAAATACATCATATTCTGATGTTGCAACTGGATCAAATACAAGTTATAGTGACGCTGCATAGGAGATAAAAATTTATGGCATCAACCTACAATGAACTAGGTATAGAACTTATGGCAACTGGCGAAAATGCCGGTACATGGGGAACTAAAACAAATACAAACTTAGATATTATTCAACAAGCTGTCGCTGGTTACGCATCACAAGCTGTAACTGATGGTGGTACAACTACACTTACAATTACTGATGGATCAACTAGTACATCTGTTGCTAGAAACATGGTTTTAAAATTAACTGGTGCATTAACAGGTACATCAACTGTAACAGTTCCTGATTCGGTAGAAAAATTATATATTGTAGAAAATGCTACAACAGGTTCTCAAACAGTTACATTTAAAACTGCATCTGGAACAGGTGTAAACTTTACAACAACTGGATATAAATTTTTATATTCAGACGGTACAAATATTGAAGAAATTGGATTAACTACTTCACCAGCTGGAACAGTAGGTCAAGTTCAATATAACAATTCTGGAGTTTTTGGAGCTATTTCTGAAGGAACTTCAGGTCAAATATTAACATCAACAGGAACAGGAACTGCTCCAACTTTCCAAGATAATGCGGGAATTGGAATAGGAAAAGCTATTGCAATGGCAATCGTTTTCGGATAAAAGGAGTAAATTATGGCAAATCCAAATATAGTAAACGTAACAGATATTAGAGGAGAGTCGGTTGGCTGGAACTTAACAGCAACTACGACTACAACTTTGATGACTGTATCATCAGACAAATTAATTAAAATTAATAGAATGACAGTTGCAAACGTTGATGGAACAAATGCAGCAGATGTATCCGTATTTATTGACACAAGTGTTCAAACATCTTCTGGTGCAACAGTTGCAAGTGGTGCTGCCGATGTTTATATTGCAAAAACAGTTTCTGTCCCAGCTGACGCAACGTTAGTATTAGTGGACACACCTATCTATTTAAGAGAAGGTGACATCCTAAAAGGTGGAGCTAGTGCTGCATCTGATTTAGACTTATTTATTTCATATGAAGTATTAGACGACGCTTAGGAGGGTTAAATTATGGCGCAAGGAAATGGCGGAATAATTGGACCAGTCAAGTGTGTTTCAACACCCACTACAAAAAATACTACAGTTACGGCAACAGGTTGTTTTACAAGACATAACTGTCAAGTTACATCTGCTAACGTATTAGTTATCGGTGGAGGTGGTGGAAGTGGTCACGGAAATTCAGACTCACCTGCAGGAGCAGGTGGAGCGGGTGGTTATAGATTTAATACGTGTATAAGTATTTCAGCAAATTGTTCACCAGTAGTAATTGGTGGTGGTGGTTCTGGAGGAACTACTAGAGATGGATCAACAGGATCTGATTCTGTTTTTGGTCCACTAACTTCTAATGGTGGAGGAGGAGGTGGCGGAATAGGTTGTCAATCTCCAGGTGGTTCTAGAAATGCTGGTTTACCAGGTGC